AAGGGCGCAGCGGATCGCCAAGCAGGCTCTTTTCCGATCCCGTGAGCAGATGACGATCTCGGCAGAGTTCGGGCTGTCCGCGCTTTCGCTTGAGGTCGGCGACATCATAGACCTGACCGTTGCGGAGTATGGCTTCACGAATAAAGAGTTCGAGGTCAAATCTTGGAAGCTGCTGATCTCTGAGGCTGGCGGCGTCCGCGTTGGCTTGGTGCTGCGGGAGACCAGCCAAGAGGCATTCGCATGGGATGCCGAAGAAGAAGAACTCGCGGCAAACAACTCCAACCTGCCAGCGTATTATGAGGTCGGCGGCGTTGGCGTGTCTATCGTTGGCGATCTTCGCCTGGTCAACCAGCAGGTTGTCGGTGCGCTTCTCGTCACGGTCACCTCTAATTCCGAAAACATTGACCAGTTCGAGGCGCAGTATCGCAAATATGGCGAAACAGTATGGAAATCGCTCGGACGATCCACCTCGAATGAGTTTGAGGTAGTCGGCGTCTCTGATGGAGCATTTGATGTCAGGGCGAGGGGCATCAACGCTCTTGGCATCCGTGGTGATTGGACCACAGTTTCGAATTTCTATGTCACGATCTTCGCTGCACCGCCGCAAGACGTGACGAACTTCTCCGCCAACGTCGTCGGCAATACCTTGCACCTGACTTGGACGCCCTCAACTGATCTTGATCTGTCGCACTACAAGATCAGATATTCAAAGCTGATCAGTGGCGCTGGCTATCAAAATGCCATCGATATCGTAAAGAAGGTTTCGCGCCCGGCCAACAGCGTCGTGATCCCCGCTCAGACCGGGACATACTTTATCAAAGCGGTGGACAAGCTGGGCAACCTCAGCCTCCTGCCCGCCAGCATTGTTGTCGATACGAATGTGGCAGACATCGACGCACTGAACGTCGTGGAGACGCTCCAGCAAGACCCGACATTTGCTGGGTCGAAATCCAACGTCGTCGTTCTGAGCGATGACGCTGGAAGCTATTTGACCCTAGACACGTCAACGCTCTTCGACAGCCTTTCTGGTGATTTCGACGATGAGATTGGCTTGTTAGACGGCGGCGGTTCGACGGGTGAGATCGTCTCGTCGGGAACCTATCAGTTCGACAATTATGTTGATCTGGGCGACAAATATGTCAGCCGCGTCAGCGCCGCTCTGGGCATCGATTTTCTGGATTATGCCGACACGTTTGATTCGGCTGATGGAGACTTCGACGCCCGTGAAGGCGACTTCGACGGCGATCCATCTCAGTTCGACACGATCTCTGCCCGCACGCAGGTCAGCTTTACCGACGATGATCCGGCTGGTTCGCCCACCTGGTCGGATTGGCGAGACTTTATTGTCGGCGACATCTCGGCGCGGGCCATCAGGTTCCGTGCGATCCTCGAAACGAGCGATGCCAACAATGCGCCTGCGGTCCGCGACCTGACGGCCACCGTTGACATGCCGGATCGCGTCGAGAGCGCCAGCGACATCACCTATACAGGGACATACGCGGTCACCTTCCCCTCTGCTTTTAAGGTCTCGCCCGCCATCGGCATCGCAGCATCGTTGGCAAACGGTGATCGCTATGTTATTTCTGGGAAGAGCAAATCGGGCTTTACGATCACGACCTATACAGGTGCATCTGTAAGCAGCAACCCAGCGACATTTGACTATGTCGCCAAAGGCTACGGCAAGGAATTGACATGAGCCAAAATGACTTCAACATCGCCAATCAGGGCTTCCCGTCTTTCCGCTCTGATTTGAACAGCGCGCTTCAGGCTTTGGCATCGTTGTCATCTGGTGACACAGCGCCAACCACGACTTATGCCAACCAGCTTTGGTATGAGACAGACACCAATATCCTGCACATTCGGAATGAAGCGAACAGTGCTTGGCTTGATCTGATGGTGATTAACCAAACCACTGGTTCGCCATCGTTTACAGCGGGCAACGTGGGGATTGGGACGAGTTCGCCTACTGATCTGCTTCAAATTGAGGGCGGGAACATCCTTATCGGGACCGACAGCGGTGATCCGTTCAACGCGAACTCTAAGTTCAGAATCCAAGGTGCTGGCAACGAATACATCCAGATCAAGGGCGACAGCACTGGCTCCGTGGGTCTTCTTCTTGGTGACGCTACGGACAACTTTACCGCAGGCATCTTGTCTAGTCAGCCTGAGGACAACCTTATCTTCCACGCTGGCAACCAAGAACGTGTAAGGATTGCGGAAACGGGCTATGTCGGCATCGGCACAGACACCCCAAACATGCCGCTTGACGTTACATCCACAGGCACCGGCACAACCATTGTCTCGCGCTTTTACATAACTGACGGGACCGTTGGACTTTTGCGCGTTGCAAACTCCACGACAGGAGACGGATCCACGGCACCTTCTTTTGGGTCGAACGGGACCAGCGCCGTTATCCATACCAACAACAACGAACGCGCCCGCATCGACAGCGACGGGAACCTCTTTTTCGGTGCAACTTCACTTAGTGCTGTAAGCACCACTGATACAGGCTGTGCTATGACTGCCACAGGAACGGGAAGTTTTTTCCGTTCAGGTAATACCGTTCTTAACCTCATGCGCCAAACGAACGACGGGCAGATTGTCTCAATTCGTCAAGGCGGGGCAGAAGAAGGCTCCATCTCCGTCTCTGGCACAACCGTCAGCTACAACGGTGGTCACCTCTCCCGCTGGGCGCAATTCGCTGACAACTCGCGGCCTGAACTCCTCAAAGGCACGGTCATGTCGAACCTTGACCAGATGTCGAACTGGGACGGCGAGGACAACGAACAGCTTAACTGTGTTCAGGTCAGCACTGTCGAGGGCGATGCCAACGTGGCTGGGGTGTTCGTGGCTTGGGACAGCACCGACGATGGCTACAACGACATCCTGCTTGCCATGACGGGCGACATGGTGATCCGCATTGGTGTGGGCGTCACTGTCCAGCGCGGTGATCTCCTGATGTCCGCAGGCGACGGCACGGCTAAAGCCCAAGGCGACGACCTCGTGCGCTCCAAGACCATCGCCAAGGTCACGTCAACCCATGTTGCTCACACCTATGCGGATGGCTCCTACGCTGTCCCGTGCGTGTTGATGGCTTGCTAACATGACCCCGGAAACGCTTTGGAGCCTTGGTCTTAGCGCAGCACTCGGCCTCATCGGCTGGGTGCTGAAGAACCATGTCGAGGAAGTAAAGCGGCTGCAAATCCTGCTGAACCGCACCCGCGAGGAAGTAGCCCGTGACTACGTTACGCGGGCCGACATGCACACCGACATGAACCGGGTCATCTCGCGGCTGGATAACTTGGACAAGAAGATCGACGAACTGATGCGAAGTTTAGCGAAGTGAAACTGCCGCTGATCTGGGTGGGATACAACCACCTGTGGATCGACGGGCGCATGGTATTTGTCAAGATTTGCAGATATAGTGCGGACGTGGCGCTGGCGGTTCACCCGCTTTATCCCTGCCCGCCGTTCTGGAGCCTGTGATGTTTGACCCAGTTTCAATCAGCATGGCCATCAGCGTTGGTGGCAAGGCTTTCAGCCTGCTGAAGCAGGGCATCGCTGCTGGCCGCGAAATCCAAGACATGGCGTCTCAACTGTCCGAATGGGGCAAGGCCGTCTCTGACATTGCCTACGCGGCTGACAAGGCCAACGAGCCTCCCGGCGTGTTCCAGACGCTGTTTGGCGGTGGCAACCAGAAGAGTGCCATCGACATATTTGCCGCGCAAAAGCAGTGCGAACAGCAGCGCAAAGAGTTGCGCCAGCTAATTAGCTACCAGTACGGGAACGACGCGTGGTTGGAGTTTCAGGCGATTGAGCGCCGAGTGAGAGAGCAACAGCGCGAACAGGTCTATCGTCGCCGCGAGATCATTGAGGGGATCGTGGATTTCCTGCTATGGTCAGGTATAATCTTGGTGGCTATAGCACTGTCAGGAGTTGGCCTATACTTCTGGGGCAGCTACATGGGAAGGTGGTAAAATGAGACTGATCCTTGTCCTCTTGGTCGCTGGCTGCGGCCCTGTTACTGTGTCCTCGGTGGCTTACACAACGGCCTGCCCCAAGGGAGACCGCCAGTGCGAGATCAGACAGAACGCGGAAACGCTCTACTACATGAGCCAAGAGGACGCGGCCAACGCGCTTCTCTGCTCTGGCGATACGCGGGACGTTATGGGTGCGCTCTGCTCTGTCTACTGACAGCCACTGCCAGCGCCCAAGTCACGGGCGACCTGAACAGCAACAGCGGCAACAACGACAGCACAATCGGCTCCAACAACAACGAAAGCACGACGAACTACAACGGCTCAGGCTCTGCGCCGTTCAGTACGCCCGTGCCGACAGCCGCCGCGCCGACAGTCATGGGTGGCGGTGGCAATGATAGCTGCCTGATCCCAGAGCAGCAGGCATTTCAGATCAGTATCTTTGGCCGCGCTGAAGGTAGCATGACGCAAGACCCAGAGTGCAACCGCCGCAAGGACGCAAGGTTGCTTGGCACGCCGCAGGAGGCTGGCGGGCTGGGCCTACAGGTCAGCGGCATCTCGGTCATGTGCGACAACGCCCAAATCTACAAAGCTATGGCATTGGCATCGACGCCCTGCCCGATCTACAGCATTGAGACAGGCAAGCTGCTGGTGGGCCGTGAAGGCTATCTCGCAATGCGTGACGACCCATATAATTATGTGATAGGATACGCCCAAGATCAGGCGTTCTGGGACGCCTTCCTAATGATGAACGAGGAGTTGCCAGATGTCCTACCTCAAGAAAGCAGCGGCCCTACTCTGTCTGAGCGTTTCCGCCGCTCAAGCAGAACCAACGATGACCAACCTTCAGGGGTCAGCCCAAACAATCCTTGACCAGCTTGCGGCGTCTCAAGACCTGACGGTTGGCGCGGTCTACAGCGCAGGCCAAGGTGACATCCTCGCGCCGGGCATCATGCAGGATGCGGCCATCACTGAGCAGATGCGTCTGGATTACAACTCCGACATTCAGGGGGTGATCGACGCAACATACTACAACGCCGAGATGCTGTTTCAGGATCAGCACGAAGCAGCGATGGCAAATCTCGATACGGCTGTCGATAACCTCGTTGCCGCGACTGCGATTTTGATGGAGGTGCAGGTCGTCGCCAACATGGCTGCGCAGGCCGACACAGTGCAAGAGCAGATGGCTTTCCAGACCATCCTGACCAACAACGACATGACCATCAGCGCAGGCGACGTGAGCAGCTATAATACCGCCTTGGGCGCTGTGCAGACCTATGCACGCGATGCTGGTGCCTTCTTGGCCGCGTCTCGCAACACATCTCTGACCGGGGCGACCGACAGCTACGCCGCCAACGCCAACACCAGCCTGTATGGGGCCACGGTGGCCTACAGTGCGACGGCTGACATCATCAACATCTCTGCGGCCAACGCCTTCGGCATCGGCTTCCAAGGCTTCCTCGGCAGCAACACTGTGACCCTGTCGGATGTCTACGCTGCGGGCTACGGTTCGTGAGCGAAGAAGCTGAAACCAACGGCCTGCGGATCGCTGGCTTCGACGTAAAGGGCTGGTGGGTCGCCGCCGCCCTTCCTGTCCTGTCTGGCTTGAGCGGCACGATCTACTATGCCTATGATGTGGTCAACCGTTTCTGGGCTGTTGAGGAGAGTGTGGATGGGGTCTTGGGCGTTGAGAGCCGGGTGCAAACTCTGGAGCAGGCGATCCAAGACAACGACGTGCGCGGGCTTGCACCGAAGCTGTCGGCAATCTCGACCCAGATGGGGACGATCCTTGAGCAACAGAAAGAGTTGATGGATCTTCGGTCGATGGTCGAGAAATCGGACAGCGTCACAAGC